ATTTGGGTTGTACTGACTATCCACGAGGAGCCCTTCATGATCGCTCATGAACCTCTGATTATGTGAAACTCTGTTTCACCCTTAGCAATACCCAATCAGTCAATGGACTGGATAACTCTCACATGTACGGTGCAAGCACTCGGTATGTTGGCCTCTTATCGGTTACAACATCTCTTTTTATTAATTTGGTTCATCCTCAACAGATTAGTGTTACTAGGTGGGTGGTTAGGCCACACTTCACCACTAGCTCACTGTTTGTTGGAATCCTACAGTTTATGCATATAAATTGGGATCCTCCCTATGGATGGGGAGGTTATACAATATGTTACATTCATGAGGGTCCCACCCCTCCCTACTTGTGGTAGGGACACACACGTCACAACGAGAGGTGTGCACATGTTATTGTACTTTAAGGCTCTAGTTTAAAGCTAAACCAGCAAAGGCAACATCCAACTCAATATCGAATATTGCAAGTATTGATGAGGCCGTTGACCCATTGGCATAGTATTGAATTAACCCTGCCTGTGAGTCACTATCATCATTATCAATGCAATTCTTCCAATCACCATAGTAGAGCATTGGTTGAACAACAAATGTTCCAGGTGCTCCCCAGGTGTACTGAGCCACATGTGTGGCCTGCGACACCTCAGAAATAGTGAGAGGTGGATTTTGAACAGTGGAGTTCCCAGGGATGTAGGATATTGCTCCTACCGAATTGGTTGTTCCTCCAACAGCTCGAGCACGAACCCTAAGATTGGTGACCATAAATCTTTGGTAAGCGTTAGACAACGAGCCAAACGCCGCCGACCCATTACTCAAAAAGTAGTAGCCAGTAGAATTCGTTCCCCTACCAAGTATTATGAGTCCAGTATCATTTGATGCTGCTGGTAACGCTGGTGAATTGGCAATAAACGACATTCTAATGTGCGTGGTGATAGAATCACCCGGCACCAAAGGATATCGTGCTGGTACACCAAGCGGGTTCTTGCCGCCAATGCTATTTTTCTTCAACCGTCCTTTATTTTTATTTTTGCTCCTCTTTTGGGAGCTATTTTTATTTTTCAATGCATTATTCATTATACAAAATCACCACAATTTTATCATTAGGTGTTCTAGAACGGAGCACATTCGATGTGCTCCAGATCTTCATACGACTTCGAGTGTGTGTAATTCCAATTTCTGTAGTACTCCTCAAGAGCAACCTGCTCATCTGGCGTTATTCCAAATGAGTAATAGAAGCTCTCACGTGAGGCATCAGAAACCGTCGTGTACCTTGCGTTTAGTCCCTGAGACATATAAGTCATGCCACAGCTCCATCCAACGGAGGATTTCATGTTACTTTTGATTCCGTTACGCACGTATGCCTGATACATTTCTTGCATCACAGGAATTCCAGCAGTGAGAGCCAATCCACACTCTCCCACTGCCATCAACCACTTGCGCGCGGCTGATTCAACACTAATATCCAGAAGGCACATACTGTCTTTCTCCCGACTTTTGTCGAAATTTCTACACATTACGTAACCATTTGCTCCAAGAACGGGTTTACATTGGCAAAACTCAATTTTACCAACTTCGTATACCGGATCTTCAGAAGTCATTATGAATCCCATTTCAGAGAACCA